GTTCCGTATGATCCTGGTCTAAAGGTGCACGTGGTCTGGGACTTGGGTTGGAATGATTCGATGTTCCTGATCCTTGCCCAGAGGCACCTATCTGCCCTGCGAATCATCGAAGTGATCGAGGATGACCACAAGACCTACGACTGGTTCAGTGCCGAGCTACGAAACAAACGGATGAACTGGGGCAATATGTGGCTACCCCACGATGCCTACCATGCGTCCCCTGAGTCTGGGCGGACGCCGAAGCAGATCCTTCAGGACTTGGGCTGGACTTGCCGCCCAATCCCGAATCAACCCGTAGAAACAGGCATCAAGTCTGCCCGCCAAGCGTTGCCGCAGATGTACTTTGACAAAACCAAGGCAGACCGGCTGATTCAATGCCTGAAGCGCTACAGGCGGAACATCCCAACGACCACGGGCGAACCTAGTACCCCGGTTCACGATGAGTTCAGTCACGGGGCGGATGCTTTGCGGTATCTGGCTTTGGTGGCGCCGCAGTTGTCGAATGAAACCATCTTTGGCAAGCAGATCAAATACCCGGAGCTAGGGGTAGTTTGACAAGTTCGCGGAATAGGTATAATGCCACCCATTGCGCAACACCGGATGACTGCGCGGCTAGGTGCGCGAATAACGTGGACTCGCGGCACCCTTTGGGAAAAGGGAGCTAAATGAGTCTTGCACTGTTTTCGGAAATCAAAGAGATCCGCGCGGCTATCAAGGGGCTGCGGGAATCCTTTGAGATTCTTGCCGAGCGCCTGAAGGCTTTGGAAGAAGCCGAAGTCCCGCATCCGATGGACGCCATTCCTAAGCGCGGGCCAGGAAGACCCCGCAAAGAGGCCGCGCAATGAAGGACATCGTTGCAGCCATCGAGGGGCAGGAAGCCCTTGCAGACTCCGATGGAAGTCTGCGGGAAGCCCGCGAAGCAGCGGTTGACCACTACCTAGGCAAGCCCTACGGAAACGAGCAGGACGGACGTTCTAGCGTCGTCATGCGCGATGTGGCTGACACTATCGAGTGGATCAAGCCGTCGCTGATGAAGGTCTTCGCATCCGGGGACGAGGTGTGCCGATTCGACCCGGTGGGGCCGGAGGACATTGAACAGGCAGAGCAGGAGACACAATACTGCAATTGGGTGCTGAACCAGAAGAACAACGGGTTCTTGATCCTGCATGACTGGTTCCATGATGCTTTGCTTCAGAAGACCGGGTATGTCCTGGTCCAATACGAGGCGGAGAAAGTCCCAAGTCGGGAGTCCTACAAGGGGCTTAGTGACGATGAGTTCGCCCTGTTGATGCAGGGGAACCCGGAGGTCATCGAACACACTGCGTATCCTGGTCCCTTGGGGATTCAGCACGACATCGTTATCAAGCAGATGCAGGAGTACGGCTGCACGAAGGTAACGAACATCGCCCCGGAGCGGGTCAAGGTCAGTGCGGATTGGCCCGATGTATCTCTGCAAGGCTGTCCGTTTGTCGAGATCATTGACTACCCTACGATCTCCGAGCTTCGCCAGCAGGGGTATGACGTTGACGATGAAATCAACGACACTGCTTCGCACATTGACGATATAGAGCGTTCATCGACGGACGAATGGCAAGACCCTGAAGATCAAGGCGCGGATGCTGCTACCCGTAGGGTCTGTACTCGCTATGTCTGGATTCGCTTCGACCAGGACGAGGATGGCATCGCCGAGCTAAGGCGGGTGGTGATTGTCGGGACTACGGTTCTGGAGAACGAAGAAACCGACATCACGCCGGTTGCTGCGCTGACTTCTACACGGATTCCGCATGAGCACTACGGACTGAGTATTGATGACGTAGTGAGCGACTTGCAGGAGATCCGCACTGCGCTGACTCGGGGCTTTCTGGACAATATGTACCTCGCCAACAATGGCAGGTATGCGATTGACGCCAATGTCGTCAACCTGGACGATATGCTGGTCGCGCGTCCGGGGGGTATCGTTCGCACGAATGGACCTGTCGTTGGCTCAATCATGCCGCTGGTTCACCCGCAAGAGGGCGGGACCATCATCCAGGCTATCGAGTACGTTGATACTGTCCGAGAAAATAGAACCGGCGTCACCAAGTACAACCAAGGTCTTGATTCTCAATCGCTGAATAAAACTGCGCATGGTCTGAATCAGATCATGTCAGCCAGTCAGCAGCGTATTGACCTGATCGCACGCATGTTCGCCGAAACTGGCGTCAAGAACCTGTTTCTCCTGATCCACGCGATCAGTGTGGCGAACGGCAGAAAGCCGGAGATGATTCGGCTGCGTGAGGAGTGGATTGCGGTTGATCCCAGGTCTTGGAAGACCCGCAGGGATGTGTCGGTTTCCGTTGGACTTGGTACTGGCAACAAGGATCAGATGCTTGCCCATCTTCAAATGATCCTGCTGGCGCAGAAGGAATCGTTGCCGCTGGGTATCACGACCCCGCAGAACATCTACAACGCACTTGCCAAGCTGACCCAGAATGCAGGGTTCAAGCGCCCTGAGGAGTTCTGGAGCGACCCTGCCAAGGCTCCTCCTCAACCGCCCCCACCGAATCCTGAAGCGATCAAAGCCCAGGCGGAGATGCAGGCGAAGCAGATGGATCTTCAAGCGGATCAGCAGAAGTTCCAAGCCGAGAAGACGCTTGAGATGCAGCAGGCGGAGAAAGACCGTATGTTGGCAGAGCAGAAACTGGCTTACGAAGCGGAACTGGAACGTCAGAAGATCGCTGCGCAAGCGGCTATGGAGCAGGACCGGCAGAGATTTGAAGCTGACCAGAAGGAACGTGACCGGCTGCTTCAGTTGACCATTGCCGAAATGAATAAAGCCAAGGAAATCGAACTGGCGCAGATGAAGGAAATGGCTGCTGCTCAGGCGAGGTCGGAGACGATGCTTGGGAATGAGCAAGCGAACAAGGTTGAGCAGATCCTTCAAGCCGTCCAGCAGATGTGGCAGACCATCAACGCGCCTAGGGAAGTTGTCAGGGACAACACGGGTAAGGCGGTGGGTGTTTCCATCGGCGGGAACGTGCGCAAGGTGGTTCGTGGACCGGATGGAAGGATTACGGGACTGCAATGAACGAAATCAAGTCTCAACCTGCCCTGATGTGTGGCGAAGCCCGCAGGATCAGTGCGGCAGAGAAGCGTGAAATGGAACTGAACGCTAGACCCGCGATATTGCGGGCGACGATTCATGTGACGAGAGCAGCTACCGGCAAGGTAGAGACGTATGAAATTGTTGGCACTGCCGACGAACCCAAGGAGCCTTAATCATGGCAGTTACTCATCCCACGGCATTCCGCGACACGGTTGCGGATCTCGTCGATTCAACTCTTGGCACGACTGCAAAGCTGGTGTTCCGTCTGTCTGGCACTGCTGGCTCACCAGGTACTGCGGTGGCTACTCTGTCTATGGCAAACCCGGCTTTCGGGTCAAGCAGCAGCGGCACCATCACTGCAGGCACCATCACCAGTGATACCAATGCGACGGGCAATGCTTCCCCGGTGGCCACTGCCACGCTTCAGAGCGGAGCTGGTACGGTGGTGGTTCACTGCGCGGTTGCTGCTAGTGCGTCGGACATCAACATGACTGGCGGGCTAACCGTCGGCGCGGGGGATACTGTGTCCTGCTCGTCTCTGACCTATACCGCAATGCCGTAAGGAGCAACACACCATGCCACTCGACAACACCCAACTGCAGACCCTCAAGACCGCTATCGCCGCCGAAACGGACGCTGAGTTCGTCGCCATGCGCGACGCCAGCGCGACGGGAAAAATGGCGGCCTGGTACAACGTGGATGCCGCCCCTGCGTTCTACGTCTGGCGCAGCAACTACAGCGTGGACCAGATCGCCGCCGGCATCGAAGGCGGCATCACGCAACTCGACGCGCTTACCGCGAGCAAGCGGGACTCCCTGCTCTGGTGGGCTGAACGCGCGCACGACATGCGCAGCGCGAACAGCCAAGCTGCAGTGAATGACCTGTGCGGCTCGCAGAACACGCTCAAGGCGTCAGTGCTGGACAACGGGAAGCGCAAGATCAAGCGCGGCGAACGGCTCTTTGCCACCGGCACCGGCTCGCTCGCATCTCCGGGTGTCGCCCCCTATGATGGCAACATTTCCGAGAACGATATCGTGGCTGCACTGCAACTGCCCTGAAGGGGAGACTAAATGGCAACGATGACCTACGGGCAAGGCACCCGAAGCTCGGCCGTATTGGCGCTCGGCACACTTGCCAGCGCAACCTACGTCACCTCGTCGGCCATCGACCTGGGGACAACGATCCCCTACGATGTGACCTTCGAGGTCGAGGCCAACGCCAACGGCTCGCCCAGCGGCAACAA